GCGAGGGCGATCCGATTAACCTGGCGCGCGCGCGGACGCGGACTTTCGGCAATTCGAAAGAGCTTATAACGTCGACTCCGACCGAGGCCAACTCGTCGCGGATCGACCTCGAATTTCAGGAAACCGACCAGCGCCACTATTATGTTCCCTGTCCGGAATGCGGCCATCGCCAGACATTTAAGTTTTCGAATCTGATATGGGACAAGGTCGAGGATAACGGGAAAACGGTCGATAAGCCGGAGACCGTCGCCTATCAGTGCGAGGATTGCGGGTGTCTTATCTCCGAGCATAAAAAGACCTGGATGCTCGAAAACGGCGAGTGGGCGGCCCATAAGCCGGAGGTCAAACGCCGGAAAGGGTTCTTTCTCAATTCCCTATATTCTCCGCTGGGCTGGTATTCCTGGGAGCAAATCGTCCGCGACTTCCTGGAGGCAAAAAATAAACCGGCCCTTTTAAAAACCTTTGTTAATACCGTCCTCGCCGAAGTATGGCACGAAAAGGGCGACGTTCCGGACTGGGAGGCCATCTATCGCCGCCGGAAAGACTACCCCTTCGGAACCTGTCCGAAAGGCGTTCTCTTCCTGACCGCCGGCGCCGACATCCAGCGCGACCGGATCGAGGTCGAGATAGTCGGGTGGGGGCGCGATTATAAATCCTGGTCGATCGACTATTTTGTTCTCGCCGGCAATACAGCCGGAAATGAGATATGGGAAGACTTGTGGAGCATCCTTAACGACACTTGGCCGGTCGAAGGAAGCCCGGTCCAACTCCCTATCGCGCGCATGGCCGTGGACAGCTCCGACCAGACACAGCTCGTCTATACGCAAGTGCGAAAGGTTTCCGACGAGCGCGTTATGGCGATCAAAGGGGAGGATAATCAAATCGTCATGGTCTCCCAGCCGAAATATATGGACATTGACTATAAGGGCCGGACGATTTATCGCGGCGTCGCTTTATGGAAGGTCGGCGTGTCGGTTATCAAGACCGAGCTTTATGGATTCTTTCGATTGCTCCCCCCGCTGGAGGAAGGCGAAGCGACCCCGACGGGCTTTTGCGAGTTCCCTCAATACGAAAAAGAATATTTTCTCCAGCTCACGGCGGAGCAACGGGTGCGGCGTACAATCAACGGGCGGACGACAAGCCGCTGGGAAAAAAAGTATGAGCGTAACGAGGCTCTGGACTGCCGGGTTTACGCCCGGGCCGCCGCTTTCGTCTATGGGATCGACCGGTTTACAGAGGACCAGTGGGGCCAACTGGAATCGCTGCTTGTGGAAATTCCCGAAATAAAGCAGAATAAAAGTCGGAAAAAGTCGGAAAAAGCTAACCCATTCACCGGAAAAACAGGAAAATTCTTATGACGGGGACATCTTGGACGAATGAGCAACTGGTCGCGCTGGAGACCGCCATCGCCGAAGGCGTCCGCCGGGTTAAATATGCCGACAAGGAAGTCGAATATAGAACGCTGGAGGAAATGCTCACCCTCGCCAACACGATGAGGGCCTCTATCTCTCCAGATACGGGAGCCGGCGGGTCGCGCCGCACAGTGGGCGTTTATGGATCGGGGTTATAAATCATGACGAATATTATCGACGCCGCGATCCGCTATGTCTCTCCCGTCGCCGCCGTTCGCCGCGAGCAAGCGCGCCTCGCCCTTCAATATTTTGATAAACATAATAAAACCCGCCGTTTTGACGGAGCCTCGAAAACCTCTCGCATGAGCCAGTGGAAACGCCCGGGCTCCAGCGCCGACACGGCCATCGTTTCGAACCTTTCGCTTTTGCGGAACGGTTCTCGGGATCTGACCAGGAACAACCCGTGGGCCGAAAAAGCCTTGACCGTCATTGAGAGCAATACGGTGGGGACCGGTATAACGGCGCAAATCGCAGGGGTATCAAAACCCCGTCAAAAGCGGCTCAATACCCTATGGTGGGACTGGGCTATGACGACCTCCATCGATGCCGACGAGCGTAACGATCTTATCGGGCTGGAAAATCTTATCATCCGGACAATCGCCGAATCGGGCGAGGTCCTTATCCGCCGCCGCTTTCGCCGCAACTCCGACAATCTCCCGATACCTATCCAGATTCAGGTTATGGAGCCGGATCATCTCGATTCCTCGAAAGACGGGGCGCTCGCAAACGGAAACGAGATTCGGAACGGGATCGAGTTCGATAAAAGAAACAAGCGGGTGGCCTATTGGCTTTATGACCAGCATCCGGGCGATAATACGGTTTTCAAGTTCTCATATAGCAGTTTCAGGGTCCCGGCGGCGGACATTATCCACGCTTTTGACCCGAAAAGGGCCGGTCAAAACCGTGGCTATCCTTGGGTGGCGGCGGCGATTCGCCGCCTGAAAGACTTCGACGATTACGAAGACGCGCAACTCGTCCGCCAGAAAATAGCGGCCTGTTTTACGGGCTTTGTTCACGATATGAACATCGCCGGCGGCGGCGCTGGAGCCACAGGCGTCCCGAAAGAGGGCCCCGCCGAGAATCAGCTTGAATATTTACAGCCTGGAATCTTTGAACATCTCCCGCCCGGAAAGGATATTAAATTCCCATCCCCTCCAGGCGTCGAAAACTATGACGAATATACGCGGAACATACTCCGCGGCGTCGCGGCGTCCTATGGAATCACCTATGAGGCCCTGACCGGCGATTATAGTAACGTCAATTTCTCATCGGGCCGGATGGGATGGATCGAAATGGGTCGCAATGTCCACCGCTGGCAGAATACAATAATGCGCGGCCAGGTTTTGGAGCGTATCGCCCGATGGTTTTTTGCTGGCGCGGGACTGCAGGGCTTCGATACGACCGACGCTTATATCAAATGGACCTATCCACGCCGCGAAATGATCGACCCGACGAAAGAGATTCCGGCGATGATTAAGGCCATCCGCGGCGGCCTGACATCCTTGACCAGAACCCACTCCACGCTGGGCTATGACTCCGAAGAGGTCTTCGACGAGATAGAGGAATCGAATAAAATCCTTGACGAAAAGGGATTGATTCTCGATTCCGACCCCCGAAAGGTCAATATGTCCGGAGCCCTAAACCAGCCGCAAGCCACCGCCCAGGGCGGCGATGACGATTCCGGAGATGACGCTCCCGTCGGAGATAATTAAACGGGGAGCTTGTGATTTATCAAAAAATCTGTAACATTTTGGTGGGGGCATCCTGATAAATGAAAAACGCGCTTAAACAACTGGCCGAAACGAATGACTTTCCCGAGCTTTTCTCTCGGGCCGAGATTATTCCCGCTTCGGTCGATGAGGCCGCGCGGACAATTCGGGTGCAATATACGACCGGTGCCAAGGTCGCGCGCCGCGAATATACCGGATGGGATGATTACGAAGATTATTTCGAGGAATTGTCCACAGAAAAAGGACACGTCCGCCTTGACCGCTTTAATGCCGGCTCCGTCCCAGTTTTAAATTCGCATCGTAACTATGACCTGCACGACGTTATCGGAACGGTCATCGATGCCGACGAAACCCACGCCACGATCAAGTTTTCCGAGCGCCCCGAGCTAGAGGGAATCTGGAGAGACATCGTCGGCGGCGTTATCCGCAATATTTCGGTGGGCTATCGCGTTTATAAATACCAGGACGTGACGCCAGACGAGCAAGCTATCCGCGTTTTACGCGCGATCGACTGGGAGCCTTTAGAGGTTTCTTTTGTTGCAATTCCAGCCGATGGAATGGCCGGGGTGCGTTCCAACGCAAAAACGAATCGATGCGTCATTGTCGGCGCGCGAGAAAACCTTAACGAAGACGAGGAAACGATGAGCAAGAAAACCGAACAAGGCGCTCGCGCGGACGACAAAAACCTGAAAGTCCGGGGCGAAGACGAAAACAAAAAAGTGACTCCGGCAGATGATGCCGCAGTCGATGAAAGCGCGCAGGGCGAAGGCTCCGAAGGCGCACCGGTCGATGAAAACGCCACAGGCGAAACAACCGACGAGCGTTCTTTGAGCGACGCCGAGCAACGCGGCGTGAAAATCGAACGGAAGCGTGTCTCGGACATCCGCACGATGGTCCGCTCTCTTGACTTGGACGAGAAAGTCGCGGAAGATTTAATCCAGAAAGGGGTAACGGTCGATCAGGCGAGAGCCGCCGTTATTGATAAGATGGCAAAACAAGACGAAGACACGAACACCCGCTCCGACATCCGCGTCGGCGATGACCTATCCCGCAAGAGCCGGAACGAGGCGATCGAGAATTATATTCTCCACCGCGCGAACCCTGCAAAAATCGAGCTGTCTCAAAATGGCCGCGA